ATAAATTTTCAAAGGAAATCTTTAATTTAAACATTTAAAAATAAAATTGCTACTAAATATGTAATGACATTATCATTTTTAAGATGGGATACAAAATAAAGCCCCGAATCAGAGAGACGGGGTGAATAACAAAGTCACTAAAAATACTTAAATGATAGTTGTTGTTTGGTAATATTGTATTTAGTTCACAGAAAAAACAACTCTTTCATAGGTTGGGAAATCATCTTTACCAATTTCGCTTTTCATGAAATATCCGATACGAACCTCTGTGTCTTTTTCCTTCAGATAATTTTTAATTCTAAAAGCGTTTACCCCTTTTTGTGGTTTATAATATTCATCAAATAATAGTCTAGAGTTTCCATCTTTGTGTACCTTATTAACAGAAAGGTATATGATTATTTTATCCAACAGTTTTTCATCTCGAAACTTTATTACAAAATCCAAATAGTCTCCAGATATATCTTTTGGCGCTTGGAATATGAAATTAGAGCTGTAACCACTAACCTTATACCCTTTCATTTTTCCAGCGTACACACTCTCGTCAATAATTTCATTGTATGTCTCTATCTCATATATCTCCTTTTTAATATTCTCTATAGCATTTTCAACATTAGGAATAACTCCGGATTTATTTCCAGCAATTTTCTCTTGCTTTTTTAAGTTTTGTAGTATTTCATAATACTCTGCATTCACTTTTTTTAAGCTATCTATTATTTCATCTTTTCTTTCTTTGGTAAAAGACAAACTATCATAATTATTGGCATTCTCCTTATATAATAATTTGTTAAACTTATCCACGAGTGTATCTATTTGATTTTCTGAATAATGATTTAGGTATAATATGGATGAAATAGCTAAAACAACCAAAAGCAATGGATAATATCTATATTTCTTATTCATAGTTACTTTTTTCCCTTTTACCAATAATAGAAGGAAACAGAGAATGACAGATATCCCTAACGATAAAACTATATAATCTAAACTATTCATGTGTTTCAATTTTTTTATTATTAAGCAACGCTATTAAAGTTCCACTCCAACTCAATCCTGCAAAAATTGCACTCTTTAGATTATCAGGCTCAAGCAGTACAATAGATAATACTGCTCCTATTATTGGTAGTAATAGAAAATCAAAACGAGCATAAAACTTATCACTTTTCTCAGGAAACATTTTCTTCAAAAAAGGCTGTGTACCCTTAAAATCATCTGAGTATAATGAAAGTATATGTCCACATACCGCTCCAAACCAAGCTAAAATACATGGTTTGGTTGCTATATCAAGTATTATATCCGCAACATTCATTGATTTTTGTATAATTTTTGCAAATATACTATTTTCTAAGCAATCTATGCAATAGCCATGCTAGTATTATGATTACAATAAAAGCAAATAATGCCCAAACCACCCTACCAATTTGCTTAAGAACCGTCGGTTCTTCCTTCTGCTTATGCTCTTCCTTAACAATACACTCCTTCTTCTTAGCATAGATTTGTTTATTGGTAAATACATTAGTTTGAGTGCTTTCCTTAGCAGCAACCTTCTTGCCTACCTCCTTCAGAATATTCTTCCTCGTCTCCGACTTGATAGGAGGTTTACCAGTAATAGGATCAATCGGTTTGCTTGTATCATAAACCGTAGTAATCTCTTCAGTTTCTTCAGTTGATTTCTCTGTTTCTGTTTTGGTTACTTCTTTACTAGCAGAAGCACTATCATTACGAGTATGGTTCAAATTCTCTTCAACAGATGATTCCTGCCGAAGATTAGACTTACTACTACCACATCCGGCTATTGACATTACTGTAAACATGACTACTAAGGATATCCCTCCAATAATGACAAGGTGGCGCATTTCTATAACTCTACCTTTCATGGCCGTACGATTACAGGTTTCATAAAATTAGAGAACTCACTCCTCACGTCGAAGCACGGACATGCCTTGATATACTCTGCCGGTTCCACTTCACCACTACCGTCCAAGTCCGGCGAAGTGTCCCGGTGTCCAAGTAGTTCAATGATATCATACTCTTTACAGAGCTTTACAACCAAATCACGGAGTGCATTCCGCTGTTCAGGTGTCCGAGTATCAGCCGGCTTACCGTTGGCATCCAATCCGCCAATATAGCAGACACCTATTGAGTGCTTATTGTACGAAGAATCAGAAAAGCCCTTCGTATTGCAATGCGCCCCGTCAATGCTTAACGGTCGCCCATTTTCTACCATTCCATCCAGGTCAATGACAAAGTTATAACCGATCTGATTGAATCCCCGAGCCCGGTGCACCCGGTCAATGTCCTTTGCACGTAAATCCTGTCCGGCACGTGTGGCCGAACAATGAATGATAATAGCATCAATTTTCTTCATTTCTTCTCCTCCTTATTCTTTGTTACTGGACCAATCTTTACCAAATTGACACGGAAAATGATAGCTATCAAAATGGCCGTTCCTAACCAATGCCAAGAATCTTGAAAAATAAACTCCAAAACTTCAATCATTTTGCACCTCCTTTTTGTAAGTAGTTCGTTAAGTAAGGGATATTCTTTATAAACTCGACACTTAGCACATAATGCAAAAAGGCTACTACCTTATAACCATTGCTAGAGTTGGGTAGAATTTCTTTAATATTCCTTAGAATATTTACCCCGTAGAAATAGAATACGCTGTACGTAATAAATGAAACACACTGTAGCGCACCTTCTGGATTGCCCTTGTGTTCACCTATAAAGTAGATGCAGCTAACCAAGGCAAAGAAAATAGTTGCTTCTACGATACACCTCCAAGCTTTTTTAAAAGAAAAACTCTCATGATTGATAAGGAGTGCAGTAAGCAGTCCACAAATGAAATTAAGAGCAAATACTGCAATAAGACTTTTGATCTCCCCGGAAATAGGATTGAGATAAGCAGCTATACCGGTAACCAATCCAATGAGTAAGTTTTTGAAATAATCCATAATCATTTATCTAAAATATTAATACTTCATTTCAAGACCCCACCACAATCGTCAATGGCTGTCTGAAATACCTTCTTCACTTCGCCAGAGGTTAGCCCATGATCCTCATGTAGCGAGAAGCCGGTTACTCCATTTCGCGATGCATTGAAGAATCCGACAGTCGTTTCATCCTTAATGATTTCGGCAGTAATATCTTTGACTGCCTCGGTGCCACGGGTTGACATTCTGTATTTAACCCTGATAGCTTCCGTAACCTTAGTTGTAGCGGTACTGTTAGTTGCTGTGATGTTCATTCCTTGTTTCCTCCTTCTATTAAATCATAAATTTGTCCGTATGCACCAGATACAAAGAAGTCTGCACAAATTTCCTTCAATAAGGTTGCATCTTCTGTCTCTATATCAAGTACACCACGATTGTTAATAATCTGTTGTAACATTTTATACGCACGCAACTTTTTCGACATATCCAAACCCTGTTGAGGGTTAGAACCTGCTGCATACAATGCCTCTGAAACCATATCACGGAGATACTGCTTTACCTCTTTACCGTTGATTACTTTAATAGCTTCATTGCCTTTAAAATCGAGTAAAGGCCTGTTTAAATTGATTTTCATAATTATTTATATATTAAGCGATTGATACCAATAACCCTTTTCTGAATTTCATATTACTACCAAAATCGAAATCAATACCTTGGTAATAGTTAATCCCACCATTTCCATCCCTAGATGTAATACAGCCAAAATTATCAGCTAAGCACAATTCACTTGACAATGTTCCTTTCACGTAAACACCTCCATCAAAGAAGCCGGCATACGTTGTATTTGCCTGTGGATAACTCCGGTCTGATTCTTTAAGATTTCTCGACGCATAAATACAAGCCCCACCTAAATTTGAGCCAATCGCAGCAACTCCAAATCGTCCATCGGTAGCTGCGTCGAATGTTACATTTACAACACCTTCTTTTGCCTTGCCTGAACCCAGTTTTAAGCTTCGAGAAGTGCCACCGAAATAGTCGCTCATAGTCCATATCAACCTACCGTTTTCGATTGAAAATCCTCCGATAAATCCTACATTCGCATCGACACGACGAACCTTTATCAAGTCAGTATTCAAATACCCTCCTACAACAATGGTAGAACCAAGCTGGGCAGCTTCGACAGCATCTTTGAATGCTAATCCACCCAAACCGGAACGATCTACTTTTGAATTGATTACTGTCTGCAGATCACTATGAAGCGCTGTGATGGTGACAGCTCCTTCTAAATTAATTTTAGATGAGTGGATAGTCGTTTCTCCGGCCGCCTGGTTAATATAAGATATAAGCGTATTGCCGTTTTCCAGTTCTTTAGAAGCATATATCTTATTACCGTCTGCTGTGGTAATCCACCCGGCAGTATCTATCCGCTGCGTCAAGCTATCAACTCGAGTTACTTGTGCGGAGATTTGAGTATTGAGCACTTTCAAATCAGCAGTACATTCATCTGAATAGCTTTTCAGTTTGTCTTGAATAGCTTTGTTTGCTCCTTCAACAGCTGTATTGAAACTGGCTAAAGCAGAGTTGAATAAAGCGAACTTATCATCTACATTCTTTTTTTCCTCAACAGTCGTTTGTCCATCTGCAATAGCCGTATTTATTGCAGCAATAAGATTATCAATTGCACCTGACAAAGAAACCTTAGCATTAAGTAGATCTGTTTTAGCAGAGCCTTCCAGATAGGCATTCACGTATAGTTTATTATATGTAGCTTCAACGGCAGATTTCGTATTCTTAACTGTATTCAGATACTTCTCTATTGCTTTCGCTTCCGCCCCGTCAATAATACCATCAGCAAAAGCTCCATCTACGTAGTCATGTAAGCCATCGACTGAATCGGCTGCATCTTGTGCAGCCTTGGCTGCGTTCGCAGCGTCCTCTAAAGCTTGTATCGCTTGTTTCAGTGCCTCGTCGGAATATTCCTTTAGTTTATCCTGTATTGCCTTATTGGCTTCCTCTACAGCTGTGTTGAAAGTCGCTAAGGCTGAATTAAACAGAGTAAACTTATTATCGACCTCTCTTTTTTCCTCTGCAGTGGCCTGTCCGTCAGCGATGACCGTATTGATAGCATTTATAAGGTTCTCAATACTTCCCATCAATGTAACCTTAGCATTGAGCAAACTAATCTTTGCAGAGCCGGATAAATAAACATTCGTGTAGAGTTTATTGTAAGTTGCTTCGATAGCCTGTTTGGTATTGTTGACAGTATTGATATACTTCTCAATAGCTTTTGCTTCTGCTTCGTCTATAATTCCGTCAGCGAAGGCTCCATCTACATAATTATGAAGTCCTTCCACTGAATCAGCAGCATCCTTGGCCGCTTTAGCTGCATCCTTTATTTCCTGATGAGCATCTTCCCATTCAGATAGATTTTCTAATCCGGAGGAACCGGCTTTAATTTGAATATTTCCGCCTATTTCCCCTTTTACCAAATCGAAGTACGTCTTTCCGTCCGGCGAAATAATCCGTTCTGTTGTTACACGTCCCGGGAGAATCTCTGTGAATCCGTATAATTCGACAAAACTTCTACTACCGTCATACTCACTATTAAGCACTCCAGTGAGTAAATGATAATATCCGGTTATCTGTTCCATTTTAATAGCCGTTTCACTCAAGAGGAATGTTCCGGCTTGATTCTCCTTGCCAACTTTAGCATATAGATAATATTTCTTTTCCGGGTCAATGAGTGTCGGAGAATTGTATTCAGCCATATCCCAGTACTTATATTCGTCTGCCTTATGAGAAGAAGAAAGAGAACTGATACCGAGTGTTAAATGCTGAAGGATTCCTGCCGGAGCAGTTAATACTTTGGTGCTAGTATTATAGGTGATATTGTGAGATACCTGCACTGGATTCGTTTTTGAATTGACAAAACGGAATTGCAAGCTTTCGTCGCCGACAAGTAGTTGCATGGTTGAAACGGTTATCGGATTGACAGAGCCGGAGAAGTTCAACAGTGCATCTTCAAGCATAGACATCGTTTCCTTTGCGTCACGAAACCGTCTCTTTGTGAATTGTAAAGCGTCCTTATGCTTCTCAATAACTGTCACCTCGTTAGTTTCTATCTTGTTCAGATCACTTGAAACAGACGTGCCTATCGGTTCGTTAGACAATTCAATTTCGGGTGAATACGGATTATTCACAAAACGTTTGATTCCTATCATCCGGATAAGAGAACCTTCCGGATGAAACTGTGTGTCAGAGAAGTTTACATATCCACCTAGCACAATCTTTCCGCCTATCTCCAACCAGCGTTTTTTAGCCCAAATACCGTCCAATGTCCCGGTAAATATGAATGCTTTATCTTCATGTTCATAGAGGTATTTAGCAGCTTCCTTGAAAGCTTCCCAGCTCGCACCCGTTTGTGTACTATCGTTACAGATATAAACCTTCGGCAATTGCATTCCGAACACTGCGTATGTATCACCAACCTTCGGTCGCCAGACTTCCGGCTCCGGCATAGTAATACCATCAATTTCCTGCGGAACAATTTCAAATCGACGTGCCTCTTTCTTGTCTTTCGCTTCATGGATATACTTTACTTCGAACTCCTTGCCTGTAAGCATACCAGTCTGGAAAATAACCGTCATTGTTTCTCCTGCTATAAGACAATCTTCGAAATTCAACTCTTCAGGAATGTCTTTATCTACAAAGTCAAAGAAGTTATTCTCCTTGTTCACTTCAATAACAGAACTAACAGTACCAACACGGGAAGGATAAATAGCTGTACAGTCCAGACTATCTTCCTTTGCTGTTGTAAGTTCTTTATCAGCACGCATGACACAAGTTCCATCCGCATCTGTCTTATACGTTCTCCCTTCGTAAACAAGAGTCTTATTCTTTGGAAGTAACAGGTATTTAGATCCGTATGTAGAATAATCAATATTGCGATCTGTAGTTTCTACCAAAATTATTTCGGGTGGTATATCCCCAGAAGTCCTACCAACACCGACCTTGAAGCCGTGGCCTTTACCATACGACAGTTTCAAAGGGTTCTCCTTGTTATACTCAACTTTACGCAGATGGATAGTCTTAATTTGCTTTCCATTCACAGTTTCTTCAGTGATCTGCCATTCTGTTTCATATAGTTCTGCAAGTTGATTGAGAGCGTCAAGTATATAGGTGTGATTGTAGTTGATTACTTTCTCCGTTCCCTCGATACAATCACCGACTTTCCACCCGGTACTCCGACGGTTCAGGTTTTCAACGAGTAGACGTAGATGTTCGTGTGCCTTAGCTGTATATGAGAACTTAATACTTCTATCAACGGTATGGCGTACTTTCCACAACATCGTATCAGCCTTCCCAGTTTCCAGAATCAATGTATATTCGAAGTTACGTTCACCGTTCTTCTTGAAATTGCTATCCTTCTTCAAGGAATAACGCTTCCCGTAGAAGTCACACCAGGAGCCAACTGGAATTTCAATATACCCCGGATGTGAAAAATACAAAGTGAGTGTATCTTCTCCCATGATAGCTTCATAAGAGTAGCTTTCATCCTTTACTTCGATTTTTATTTCCTTATCACCATTATATAAACTTATCATGTCCTTAGAATTATATCCTAAAATATAAACGTCAAATAGAAATGTATTGAATAATAGGCATAAAAGTAAGGAAATGATAGACGAATCATTGCCAAAATAATATATAACACACAACATCAACGGCATTGTCACGAAATAAATCAAAATGAAAAATATTTAAAAGAAATCACTCAAAATGTAGTTTAATTCACCTAAGTTCTCTCGGAACTAATGCAACTCAAGTAGCTAGTCAAAATTTGGGACAAAACGGATATGTCAAGTATAGTAATGGCTTATTAATGCAATGGGGAACAAGAGCTGGAGCAACGGGGACAACTAGTCTGTATTTCCCTACCAGCTTCTATGATACTAATTACAACGTTTATCTTACTGGAGGGATAAACGTTACAGGTGAATCATTTGTGTATGCTCCGGGTTATGACCCTAATAATAAGAATAAATCATATTTTAAATTCCTTACCCGTGGAATAAATTCAACTCCGGCTATCGTTTGGACTGGCTGGGATTTTACATGGTTTGCGATCGGTCGCTGGAAATAATTTAAAAACAAATATCATGAAGTATTGGAAACAAGGATTTTATGACGAGCCGGTAGACGGTTCGGTAGAAATTACAGATGAGCATTATAGCCAGTTATTAGCCGGACAATCAGCTGGATTACTCATAGTTGAAAGCACCAGAGGATATCCGATCTTAGTTGTATACGAGGCTACTATTGAAGAAATCAGGGTACAAAAACTTGATGAATTACGATTGTTCGATTCATCCCAAATAGTGAATCGGTTCAGTATTGATAATGTATTCGGTTGGTTAAACAAAAGCACTCGTGTAGGGCTTATGAACTCAATCAATATCGAGAAAGAAGCCGGACGATCTGAAACAAGTATCTGGATTGATGATACAAAGTTTGTCTTATCAATCGAAAGAGCTATTGACATGTTACAACAGTTAGAATTGTATGCCCTTGCGTGCTATGACACAACACAAAGGCATATCAACGCTATCAATCAATTAGAAACAAAAGAAGAAATTGAAGCATACAACTTCAAAACTGGTTATCCTGGAAAGCTCAACTTTTCCGGATACCCTATCGTATAATCATAGTTTTCGATTTCCTCAATAGTCTGCAATGCTCTGACTGCTGCGATGTGCAATTGTGTTACATTGTAGCAGTTTAGTGCATACATCTCAATCTTATTCAGCATTGCTAAAGCATCTGGAATAGGAATGATATACTTTGTTGCGTCATACCACAATACCGTGTCTGTTTTACCGATTTGTTTCTCAATCGAAATTGAGTTAAATAATCCAACACGTGTGGATTTGTCTAACCATACACTTTTCCTTTGAATTTTAAAAGAATTGACATTGGCCGATTTGTCAAATATCTGTATTTCAGATATTTTCATTTTTCGCACTTCTTCGATGTCGTACTCATATTCTACCAATATTGGGTAGCAATTCTTGCTTTCAACTATAATCAACCCTGCTGATTGCCCTGCTAATAACTCTTGATAATACTCTTCTGTTATTTCTACTGAACCGTCTACCGGTTCGTCATAGAATCCTTGTTTCCAATACTTCATAATTTATAATTTAGTTATTTCCAACGTCCTATTGCTATCCAACTATACTTTGCCCTGGAAACTCCTGTTCCTGAACTTGAACCAAAATTTCTATCCATTTTAAAACTACTAATAGTTGGATTAATTAATGGTGTAGCAGTATATACATTTCCATCATAAGCATCTTTAATAATACAGCCTTGGATAATGTAATCAGTATTACAAAAAGAAAGAGGCATGTAAATTGTAACCGTGGTAGCCGTTGAACCAAGTTGCTTCCCCCATTGGATCAACAACCCATTACTTAGTTTTACATATCCATTTTGTGCTTTTTCATTCCATAGATTTTGTGATTCTAATTGTATAGCATTAGTCCCGAGAGAACTT